TGACTTCGCAAGCAAAATGCAATAATCTATTTAATATCTCAGAAAATCTTTTATAGTTCTCTAAGACCATTAAAAATAAGTTATGCTAACACTAAATTAGATTTATTTAATTTAGGAATATCGTTGCGATAAGGAGAGTCGCTAAAACTGACAGCAGGGTGATGATTTCTTAATTGAAGCTCATTATAAAGTTCCATTTTTTCTCTGGGAGATGGTACAACCATTGTTTTTTCAACATTACTATTCGCTTCTTTTAGATACCAAATAAAACTTTCAATTAAATCTTCAGCGGCTTCCTCTTCTGTACGCCCGGCTCCAATTTGGCTAAATTCTAATAGCTCTGCGTAAAATAGATCATTCTCATCGCCTTTTATTTTATACAGCAAAACTGGAAAATTCAATGAGGGGGTAATCTTACTCATTAAAGAAATGGCTTTAATTGGAATGATTTCATCGAAAGGGTTCATAAAAACTCTGATTTACTTTCCTACTGATTCACTCGGCATTTTTACCGAATTTAACAATTTCAAGTTTACAATACTTCGACTATTGATCTCGATCAAGTGCTAAAAAATACACCTTTGAATTATTTTACACACCCAAAATTATGTCCAAAATTCACGTATAATTAAAAAATCTAAATTTTTCTTTAAATTTCTATAGATTTTAACATTTCCGATAGATTTCGGTCATTCACAATCACGGAATGAGAATTCTAGAACCCGAAAGGCGCGTATTTCTGCAGGTAAGATACGAAGGTGAACAATTAATTTTCCAAGCCGAAATCGCCGATCCTTCCACGGAACTGGACATTGAAATCGCAGTCGCCAGACGTCTGAATGGCGCATCTCTTGAATCAATTCCAAACTCGGTTTACGGATACATAGTCGCAACCGCGACACTTGGTCACGTAATCAAAGAATTCCCGGAAGGATTCCCGAGGATAAACTCGTTTGAAGAGATACGAGACAAAGAGTTCGTTGTAAGACTCTTTAACGAATACAAAAATCAAGAGAACCGGTTTCATACGGAGTTAAAAAAAAATCGGGACACTCACCGAAGCGATTTTAGACGAAAGGAACATTCAAGACCTCATTCTTATAAAAGAGTTTCAAATCCTTCCGAAAGGAATCACGCACCTCGGGAATCTGTTTCCAGAACAGAAAACATTTCTAATCGAAGCGACGGCGAGAATCGACCTAGAGAGTTATCTGAAACGGACACGTCTTCTTTCCGAGAAAATTCAAGTCGAGAAAATGAACCCGAGCGAATTTCTAGAATCAATCAGTCCGCAAATGGCGAGTATCCTCGCGGAAGAGGCAGGGTTCTCGAAAGAACAGATTCAGAATCAAGGCGAGATTAAAAAGAGAGAAATTTTAGAAAGAATTGAGAAAGAACTAAGAATCTAAATGTCTTCCGAATCTCTTGAAATAACAGTCCACGCAACGCCCGATTTCAAAGGCGTAGAAAAAGAATACGAACGAGTAGCGAAAAAAGCAAAGAAAGGATTTTCTTTTTTTGATTCCAAAAGTTGGAACTTTGGTTCTGGGAAAAAACTCAAATCATCTTTTAAAAAAGGATGGAAGCATACAAAAGAGTCAGCCTCCAAATATCACGGCGGGAGTGCTTGGGCTACAAAAGTCGGCGCGGACGGTTCCGACCTTGACGAAACCCAACACGGCGGTTTCTACAACACACTCGACAAAAAATTTTCCGCCGCCAAAGATCTTTTCTCAAAGAAGAAGAAAAAAAAGAAGGATGAGTCAGAGGAAGAAAACGAAAACTCTTCTTCTCCGCCTTCAAACCCAACCAGTGCAAAGCAGTTTCAAATTCAAAAAGCGGAACTTAAAATTCAACATGCAAATTTTGACAAAGGTCTTTTAGGTTCGAGTTCCGGACCTGCTTCCGGCGGGAGCGGGGGAGGGAACTCGGGCGCCGATGCAAAAGCAAATGGCCTTACCGCGATGGGAATGGCGATCTCCATTGCAGGCGCAGCGTTTGCGGTTGCCGGTGGAATTTTAAAAACAATCTCTGCAATCGGGGAACAATATCACGCCGCTATGCAATCGCAAAGCGCAACGATTGGCGCAACCGGCGGGTATGTCGGAGGTGGAAGCGGATATTTTTCAAACTCAGAACTCGCGCAGGCAAACGTTATGAAAGGCCGCGTAACGGGATCATCGATTTTTGGTAAAGGAAACCAGATCGATTCCGAAACTATGAAGTTTGCCGCGTCGCAAGGAAAAGGAATTGGAGAAGTCGTAAAAGAACTGGAAACGATCCGAAAAGATAACAAACACGCGGATCTTGGTTTTTTACGAGGGGGTGCAAGCGCGACCGGATTTTCGAATCTCAGGCAAGCCGAGTACATATCAAAACTTTCAAATATATCGGAGACATTAAGGGGAAAAGGATTCTCCGGAGACGTAACCGATTTTTCAAAGTTCGCGGCGGGGATGAATCGAACCGACGGAACGAATATGGACCCGAACCGGAAGATGTCTTTAGCGGAAGAACTTTCAGGACAGGGAAGAAGTGGAGCCTTTGGAGGTGGGATTTTTGGTTCTCTCTCTATGGCGAACGCACTGAGCGCAAACGGAGGAGACATTTTTAAAGCGATCCGGGAATCCGAATTAAATCCGGGAAAATACATGTCGTCTGCGCTGACAGGAATGGATGCAAATACGCGTGGGATTATTTCCAAAATGAACGGAGGAAGTTTTTCGGAAATGTCGTCTTTAAAATTCGGATACGGAGCTTTTTCAAACGACAATTCTTCCATACATGCGGGATACAATAAAGGTCTTGAACTTGATAATTTAAAAAAAGAAACGTTTGCATCGAAAACCGGAGAGGAAGCGGCCAAGATCGGATACGAATTAAATAACGCGATGCTGAAACTCTTCGAAGAGAACAAAGGTGCGATGTTAAAACTTACGAACACAGTTCAGAGTATAGAGAAAACTTTACTTCCCGTCGTATCAACTTCGATTACGGGAATCGTTACGGGAATTGAAAAAATGTGTGAGTATGCCGGTCTCCTTATTGATGGAATTGGCAAACTTGCTTCTCTTTCTTCCCCCGCCGGACTACTTGTAAGACCTAGATAACACTTCCGATTTTTCATTTCTCATTATTTTAGAGGAATGAAAATTCACAGAATTCTTTTTAAATTGTTCCAAAGAAATGGAATTTCAATCGAACGAGAAGTGGAGGAAATCGCATCCGAGTTCCAAGTCCAACAACCTCAAAAACTTACAAAAGCAATTAGGCAATCCGATAACCTGGTCACAATTCCAATTCCAAGCGGAATCACGTTTAAGTATGTTTTGATCCTAGCGAAATATCTCTCGGATGATACTGCAATCGGTGTAAAAAAAGACGATCCTGCTCCGATTACCATTCGAATCAACGGTTCAAACCATGATCACCCGACGTCTTTAGGATTTGTCGCGTGGTCAGGGGGAATCAATTCTTTAAGAGTCGCGACAACCTACGATACGAATCAAATTTTAATCGAAGTTTATCTAGGTTAAATGAACTCCGTTTTCAACTTTTTACTTCGAGGAATCGGAAGTTCGGTCAAATTAGGTAAAAACGGCCCGAGGCTGAAAAGTTCCGGTTCAAACGTCGAATTCAGACTTCCGGACGATACGGGACTCACTAACCTAAAAGTTGCGTCTCCGAAAGATCCGGAGGACGCGGTAAATCTAGATTGGATTAGAAAAGAAGTATTAGCGAACTGGAATACTCCCGTTCAAAGTTTGTTAGAATTAAAATCAATTCCTGCTTCTGAAAGAAAAGACAAACAAATCCGAGAAGTGGAAGATGAACTTTCTTTCTATCAATTCGATTCTCAGTCAATGGCTCCCAACCCCGATCTAATCGATCCAACTCGCATAATTCTTCCGAATGATCTTACGATGAACTCTCCCGGTAGGTGGTTAAAAACAACTGCAAGAACGGCCCTTCATTCTCAACTAATCGGCCTTAGCCTAAACGATCATCCGCAATACCAACTAAGGTCCGAAAAAAATTCTTCAAGCGGGTACCCGGGCCTTGATTCCAATTTCGGTTTGGAACTCACGTCACCCGGCGGTGTTCGAAGTATATTAAGATCCCTTGCAAACCTTGCAAGAGAATATCTTTTACCCGATAGATCGGGAACCCTGGCACTCGACACGGAATTTCAAGGCTCAACCTCACTTTTAAACGGAGTAAAAGGTTTAGTTCCCGCACCGCTTATTTCAGACAGAGAAAAGTTCTTGTCAGGGGACGGAGTTTGGAGAACAAATTTTGGTTCTTTAAAAAATTCATCCGTAAAAACTTCCCCCTATACCGCGACCAAATACGAAAGAGTTCTTTGTGACGTATCGTTAAACCAAATCTCAATCACACTCCCTTTTAGTCCGAATGACAACGAAGTCGTAGGTATATTAGATATTTCCAATTTTGCCGGAACTAATCCGATAACAATTCTTCGTAACGGTCAAAAAATCGAAGACTTACAAGAAGACTGGCAACTGGATCTTGACGGCGGATCTTGGGAACTCTGTTATTCGATTGAAAAAACTTCTTGGTATTTTCTTTCTTCAAAATCCTACAACAACGTAGCACCTTCCAGTGGATTCGTTACGAATTCACCCAGTTTTTTAGAAACCTCCCTCGCACCTTCGGCAAACGCGGTAAAACAGTACATCGAACAGATTCAAATTACAATCTTTCAAATGATTTCAAACGTCGGGGTTTTTATTTTTGGAAGCGGGTTCGCGCCTTCCGGAACTGCAATCAAAAACGCACATTTTGAAGGAACGACGAGCGCAAGCGGACTTTGTCAGGTTGATACGGGGCTTGGTGCAAATATTCTTTCATGTATAGCGTTTGTCTCCGATGGGTCAAACGCTTGGTATTCTCTTCCCACTTCGGGCGTGACCGCAACCTCGAAATACGACAATCAAGGTTTTGTTTCAGTTCAATTTTCAGGAAGTTCCATATTCCAAAACCGGAATGTTCGTTTTCGGGTTGAATACAAATGAAAAGTTTTAAAAACGATTATTTAAAAGACAATCTGCTTCGTTCCTACTTCGATTCAAAATTACTCACTGAAACAAATTCTCGGAACATTTCAGACACCTCTCTTCAAAATCAGATAAACACGAAGATAAATTCGAGTGAGAAGGGCGCGGCCTCCGGGCTTGCCACTCTCGGACCCGACGGGATTCTTGTTTCAAATCAAAGACCAACGGTTTTGGCTTCCAATATTACGCAAGATTCCACTCACAGACTTGTAACGGATACGGAAAAAACAAATTGGAATGGTGCGTGTACCCCCGATTGGAATGTAATTCAAAATAAACCCTTAACGTTTCCGCCGTCTGCACACGATCACAACACAAACTATTATACCAAGTCAGAAATCGATTTCGCCTTTCTTTCAAAAAGGGGAACGGGTGCGATTCTTGCGACAGATATTACCCAAGACACAACGCACCGGTTTATTACCGATACCGAAAGAACCACCTGGAACGCCGGTGGCGGAGGTTCCGGATTTGATGTCGGGGATGTAAAAACGTCCGCAAGGATTTCTTCTCCCGCAGGATGGCTTTTACTGAACGGTCAAACTCTCGGGAATTCCGGTTCCGGTGCGACGAGCGCCGGATCTGCGTTTCAAAACTTGTTTATTCTTCTTTGGAATGATTGGTCTAACGCGGTACTTCCGATCCTTAATTCAAACGGTACGGTCTCTACTCGAGGCGCGAGTGCGCTAGCAGATTGGAACGCGAATAAACGTATTCCCATTCCGAATATCGCCGGTCGAACTCCGGTAGGTGTTGGAACCGGAGTCGGGCTTTCAGCAAGAAATTTGGGGGAAACGTTTGGAGAAGAAAAGCACATTTTAACAATTCCGGAAATCCCCGCACACGACCACGGAGGAGGAAACCACAATCACAATTCAGACTCTGCGAGTTTAAATGCGATTGTCGGAAATTACGTTGTAAAAACCGGATTTTCCGGTTTTGGAACAAGCGCGACTTACAATTCCGGGAATATCATTCAATCCCAAGGGGGAAGTCTTGGTCACAACAACATGCAACCGGGGTTAGTTCTGAATTTCTTTATAAAATATTAAATTCCCCTTTACGTTTAAATCCGTTATTCGCTAAAAAACAAGATCCTTGTCCGGTTCGAACTCTTCTTCCATATCATACTCGGGATCGTAATCTTGTTCCTCCTCGTCTGAATATCCTGTATTGGAATATTCCTGATTTGCATTTGTCTGGTTTTGTAGAAGCTGGAGATTCTGTTGAAAAATCGGATTTAGAATCACGGCACCCGCCATTTTGTAATCTTCTTCCTTGACTCCATACAGTTCAGCGAGAGTTTCCGCAACAGTCGGTTTGTCCTGTTCGATTCGAATTTCATCGACCAGTTTCCAGTTTGAAACCTCGTCTTTATTTTTAGCGAGTTTGTCTTTTTCATCTTCCGGATTTTTTCCCGAGAATTCGCAAACGATCCCCGCGAAATCATCTTCTCTAAACTCGCGCACTCGGTTAAACGAAAACTCGAAGTATGTTAAAAGAGAAAGGTTAGCGCGGGTCATGGAAAGCTTACTTTTTTCAACCTGGTTCCCTTCCGAAAAAGTTGCCTGCGATCCGATGAGTCTGAGGCCAAGTTCCGACTGGTCCATTCCGTGACCCATGAGAACAAAACTCGTGCACCACTGCATGAGTTCTTTGAATAACATATCGTTTGGAATGGACAGAGGAGTCCAGCGCACTTCACCGGCGGACGTGCCGATGATCGGAATTCTGTGTGAATCGTCGAGTCCCGAAATCATCTCCTGCCATTGAAGTTGAAGTGATTCGATTACTTCTTGGGTTGCGTCTCCTTGAAACGACATGAACCCTTGCGGGTGCTGTCTTGTGAAAGTATCTCGGTTGAATTTGAGGGAATTGATGACCGCAACTAGATCCAATATACACGCTTCGAGCGGAGAGAATCCAAAACCCCGCATCGATACGTCTGAGATATGGTTTTTGTGAAGCCAAAGAATTTCTTTTGCAGAGAAGGTTTCGACGATGTTATCGTCTACGATTTGGACAAAGGCGACACTTTTGTCTCCAGAGTAACCTTTTTGGGGATCGACTTGAAAGATTGTCGCGGGATCTAAATACCTTACTTCAATTAACTTTCCAAAACTGTTATATACCAAATAAAACGCGATACTATCGAGTGTGAGAGTGTCCCTAATCATCATCTCGAAAACAGATCCTAGATGATCTCGGTTCTGCCAACCTTCGGTCAAGTCTCCCATTTTCTCGAAGAAACGGCCGCACTTTCGCATTTTGAAATTAAGTTCATCGTCAATCTGATCTTCTTCAAATTCGGTTCGAAACCAAAGACCGGTTTTTTTTGAAATACGAGCGAATTTGGTCAGATCCTCTACCCGAACTGTGTGAATCGCTGAAATAAGAGAAGTACCATACGTGGAATTTCTTAATTGTTGGTAAGGGATTCTCCATGTCGGTCGGAGCTTTACACCGTCTCGGATTTGTTGGAGTTGGTCGTAGTTATATACGGGATTTCTTCCCGCAATTTTGTCAGAATTGATCTGATTAAAAAACGATTTTGCGAGGAATTGCAGTCTATCGTTTACGACTTTCGCGTCTATATTTTGTTTTTGGTTTTCGTTACTTCGAGTTCTTCGTTCTAAATTTCGTTCAAAGTTCACCCCTCGGGGTCTTCCGTTTTTTGCGTTCACGTCTCCGATATTAAAAAATTTTAAAAAATCGGATGTGGGGTTTTACAGGGTTTTTTACGTGCAAAACCCCGGTTTTGTACTTTTCGCATATCGGAATCCAGGATACGTTTCTCTTAATTTCCGATATGAACTTACCGGTTAAGTTCAGTCTATGTCTTCAAAGTCTTTTACCTTTCAGGATTACAATCGTCTCGAAATTCAAAATCAATTTACAGTTCCGGGTAACTTGGTTCTAAACGCACCTGACCGAATGTACTTTATTACCGAAATTGCAGCGAGTGGTGCGTGGACCATTCATGTAAAAGGGAATAACGCGGATCAGACTTTAAGAAATTATGATCGAACGGGCACAGGAACAAAACAATTCTTTCGGCCGATTTGCGCGAGTGAAGCAAGTTTTAACGGAGTTAGCGCAGTTTCCGGTTTCTGGATCAATGCAACGAAGGTTCTACACTAAACATGTTTTCTAACGCAAACACGGCACTCGTTAAAAAGAAGGTCACGGTTCACGGAAAAAACGGCGACTATCAAGCGTTTAGAAACACAAAAGCAAACGAAGACGTAAGAACTCCCCGCGAGAAAAAAATTGAATCAGCAAGACACGAAAGGAACCGGATCAATTACAAAAATGAAAAATCGGAAAAAGAAATCCAAAGAGAGAAAGAAATTTCTAAAAGACACCTGGAATTTGAATCCCTTTCCAAAGAACAACGAAGAACGTACGGAACCGGTCCGAAACTTCCAAAACCGGGAATGATTATGCGAGTCTATGCCAAAGACCGGGCAAACGTCGGCGGAATGCTTGCAAAAATTAAAGAAGTGGCTTCAGACGGAAAAAGTGTCGTTTGCGAACTGACAAGCGGCGTGACGCATACACTCCCGCTTGAGCACCTTGAATTTGCGAAATCCGGCCTCTTCTCCGATTGAAGTCAATTCCGCACATTAGAAGAATGAAATATCCTTTTGGCGGTTTTTTACTTTGAATTACGGATTTGACGGAGATTTAAACAAACAGGAAGAGGACTATGAGTATCACGATCTGAGTGCGTGCATCTATCCGGAACTTGTAAAATCCGATTCTCCTCTTCCAGGCTGGGGAACTCTCATTCATCCGGACGAGCTTCGTCGTATTATGTTTTTCGGGAACGAACCTCTTCTCACTACCCGCGGAACTCAACTTGAAGATTTCCAATTAAAAAATTGGTGTGACCAAACCGTTCGGGCATTTGCCTCTGAAATTGACTGGGATATTTATCCTAGGCTTTTTCGATCCCGCCCGCTTGTTGGGCAATCCGGAAGATTTGATCTAGAACCTAAAACCGGTAGAATCGAAGGCTTTGCGGAATGGGATGACACATACGACTATGATCCTTCCAAAAGTTCGAATTTCTTTCTTAAACTGAGAAGAAAAAATCTGTGTCGTCTTCATAAATGGGTCTTAACGCTTCCTTGGAATGGGAATACGGTTTTTGATCTTACAAGTCGTGCTGCGATTCAATACAAAACTGGAATTTTACGTGCGATGTATACCCGCACGCCTTTTATGAATTCAGGTCCGCCACAAATCGGAATTCAAGGCTTTCGTTCCCTTTCATCTTCTTCGACTCTTCCGGGCGCGTATCAAGTCGATTATACCACCGGTTACGATCACGCTTCTCGAGTTCCAAGGGAACTCAAGGATCAAATTCTAAAATACTTTGCGATTTGCCTTCTGTCTTCGTACGGAGAAGGAATCATCGGAGGGATTGCCAATTATTCCACGTCTGTCGGTGTGATTTCGGAGTCGATAGGGACTACGATGAGCGCTGAGAACGCATTTTTTGGGGCCAGAATCAAACAACTTAGTAATGAGCTTAAAGAATGGTGGAAGACTGCTAAAATTCGGTATACGGGATTTACGTTTGGAGCTTTAGGTTAATGGATGAGTTTGATTCTTTAAAAGAAATGAAGGATAAAAACCTTCACGGAGTCCTTGGATACGCAGCGAGTATTCTTCTATTTCTTTCTCAATTCGCGTTTTGGTTTTTAAAGAAATGGAGAGAAGTTCTTTTTAAAAAAACGAAATCAAATCCATATACGGTAAAAGGTCCGTTTTTTCATTCGTTTGGGGAAGTGTCGCGTCTTGACATTTTTTTGATTAAAAATCTGTCTGTTGTATCTTCGGAGGTTTTTTATCTGGACTTAGTTTCACTCTACAAATCTGCGCGGGAAAGAAATCTTGAGTCGATCAAGATCGAATTTGCACACTACGGAACGGTTTCTATTCCCGCCAAACACGCATTGAAAAGGTTTCTTGATTACGTGACAGTGTACAACGGTCTTAGGCTTGTTTTGAAATTTCCGACGAATTCCCAAGATACAATCAATCTCTATTTTTCACTTCAAAGACATCGCGCAAAATCAAACGGTGGAAGAATCGAACTCTATTTGAATGACTATTCCGAAGACCGATCTAAAAAATTTTTAAAACGTTCACCGATACCGTAAGACTCGTTATTCTCTCCGACATGAATTACGAAACATTCATTCCTCGTTTGATTGCGGAAACAAAGTCGAGATTTAAGGAGAGTGAAAACTTTCCCTTCCTTGATTTTGAAGAAGAAAATGTTCTTATTGGTGTCCGGGGAATCAGCGTCCTACAAAACAAAGTCGTTCTAAACGACGATTCTTTCGACAAGTTTAACGACATTCTATTCGATATCTACCCTGGCGGGAAATCTTGGGGAAGCAGAGTCGTTACGATTGATCCCGGTAAGGCTTCCGAAGAAACGTTAGAAAAGTACGGAGTAAGGGAAGGGGAAGCGCGGACCGAAGAAGGTTTGTATCTCGTAAAAATCGGTTTGCATCACGGACACGAAGCTTTTAATCAAGGATCAAATTTCAATTTCAGACGCGACAAAAACGGAAATCATATTTGGTCAAGTGATGATCCAGTCTTTAGCGGAAAAATTGGTCTGAACATTCACGCACAAGGTACGAAAAAAGAAAATGTAGGCGTTTCTTCCCTCGGATGCACTGTCACGAAGTCTACTTGGCAAGAATCCGAATGGATCGAACTTATTTCCGTTTTTAAAGGCGCGGAGCTGCGTGCAAAAAAAACAAATCCGCGTTTCCCAGGCTTTTGTTACGCGGTTTTCAATCAAGATGCTGCGAAAGTAATTCTAAATGCGAGGTCGAACTGAAAAAGAAAATTTCCGCAAACGAAATTTTAAAAGTCAATCCAAGCTCACCTGAAGCTGCTGAATACGAGAAGAGACTTTCAAACTCTTTTGTTGTAGAAAAAAATCCGCTTCGAATAACGAATCAGTCATTTTTTCTAGGACTCTTCTTTCTTATCATCGGTCTTTATACCTTGAAGTCCTTTCCCGATGCAAAAATCGCGGAAGGATTTGGCGCGGTAAACGTATCCGGTCTTTTTTTGACTTCCGGAATTGTACTCATGTCTTGGTTTAAAACCGGAGAGATACTAAAAGCAGTAGGTGAATTCATAAAGAATACGCGCGGAAGCGGGGGAGGTTAATCAAAGTCACGTAACTTTTCAAACGTAATTTCATTTTAATAAAAGGACTTACGAACTTGAACTCAATCTTTCAAAAACTAAAAATCTTTCTTCAAACACACAAGACTCCCCTTATCTCTCGGGGGCTTTTTCTTCTTCTCGTTCTTCTCTTTATCAAAGTCAACCGGATTCAAATTCAAATGAATCCGCCGGAAGAATCGTTCGAAAAGGTAACGCCGGTCGATTACGAGATAGACCGGTCCCGACTTGTTTGTTATGCGCGCCGGATTCCCGTAGAGATTCAAAAAATATGCGACGGCGCTTTTCCCGAAGGGAAGAGGGAATAGCGGATGAGAAAATTTCTTCTTTGTTTTCTTTTTATTATTCTTTTCTTTAATTGTCGTTCGATCGGGGTCCAAAATATCCCGGAACCTTCTCGGATCTTGGGTTGTTCGAGATTTAAAGGTCCCGAATGGTTTCGTTGTCTTGAAACGCTACACGAACGTTGGGAGAGAATCGAATCGGCGGCCGCAACCATTACGGTTCTTTCCGAATCGCGGGAAGGGGAGTATATTCGGACAAAGAAAAGAATTTGCTGGTCTGAGAATTTCTGTCATATGTACGATCAAGTCACATACAAGCCTTCTTACTGGCAAACTCTCAAAGAAGTTTTCGAGATCGCCGTCCCGTCGTTTGCAATAGGATTACTTATTGGGTTATCGCTTTGAGTAGACTTAGAACTTGTCCCAAAACTTCTTGTACGGACCGTCGTTGAATTAAATTTTGCGCCTTTCTTCAAGACTAAAATATTGTTCCCCAAAGTTAAGCAACGTTCTTTTCTCTTAAAGATAAAAATTCTTCAGAATACTTTCTCAAGGTACTAATAAATACATTTGCTTTTTGGAAATGGTTAATGACCTCATTCGGTGTTAATTCAATTGAAGTAAGATAGAAATTTAGATGGGCTAACTTGTTTCTTTGGTTCCCAATTTCCAGAAATGAAACTATTGAAGAATCAAATTCTTTATTTTCTTTGACCTTGTCTTCCATAAATTTTTTGAAATCTTGACCAAAAAGAGAAAAAAAAGAGTTTGCATTTTTATTCTCCCAATTGAAGAGAGTATGATATTGCCTTTTTAAACCCTTATTATTTATAAATTCTTTCAACATTATATTTTCGGAAGTATTGAAAGCCGAATGTATTAAATCTTTGACTTTTTCTTCAAAAGCAGTTGCAATAGTCATCACTAATGTTTTCGTGAATATCGACTTGTAATTAGCTGAAAGTGAAATTTCCCCTTCCTTCTCTAAAATGGAATTAATATCATTAAAATCTTTCTGAAGTAATTCTATAATATCTTCTATTGAACTCATAAAAGTATTTCTCCTGCTTTTTTAATTCTTCTTTTAACCACTTCAGTGTTGGTAGTGGTACCAGCTGTTGAATCTTGTAGGAAGTCTTTGTCGGTCTTAAGTTGAATAATCTTTGATTCTTCAATTTTTCTTATCTTACTTAAGTCACCTTCTATAGAGTCTATGCAGGAATGATAATACACTGCTTCAAATAATACTGAACTAAACCTATTGTTTTTAGTTCTAAAAAGATTATTTTCGAATCCTATAGAGTTCAAACAAAATGTATTAAAAATGTTTTCTATTAAAGTTATTTTATCAATTTTTAAACTTTTCATTTTTTTGGAAAATGTATTAATAAAATTAGTCATAGGTTGTGCATAATTTTCTAAATCTAAAAGAATCGCAAAAGCTCTTAGAATTATTTCCACATCTTTCATATGCAAATCTACTGGTATTCCTAGTAATGATCGCCAATTTGAATTGTTATTTAGCTGAATGATTAACTGCATAAAATCAGAATGGTATAGTGTTACTCTAATTTCTTGAGAAGATAAGTTTACCCCGCCAGTATTAAGACGATTAAATAATTCGTAGATTGATGAATCACTAGAATCGTCTTGTTTTGACGGTTTAACTAGAATTGATCGTAAAGTTCTAAGATCCAGCGATGTTTTATCATCTCCTAAAGTTTGGTAATTTTTTCCATTATATTTATTTTTTTGACCTTTTGTCGGAGTTGATAGCTTTAAGTTAAAATTAGTAAAGAAATTATCCTCTCCAATTATTTCTTTCGGAATAACTCCTTTTTGAGAAAAAATGTTTCTAATTTCAACTCGTTTATCTTGCTTAGGAAACCTACCTTTGATAAAGTAGAAAATAGTCATTAGGCGTTGCTGACCATCAATTACTAAATATGAATTTCTTGCTTCCTCATATAAAAAAATTTGTGGAACAGGTAAACCTATTATAAAAGATTCAATTAGTTTTGAGGCCCTAGTAAGCTCCCAAACATAGTTTCTTTGAAATCCTGGTATTTTTACTACTCCTGCGTCGATAAAATTAGTCAAAGTCATGACATTAAAAGTAAGCGTCGAATAAACCGCCTTCTTTTAGAATTGTGGTAAATCCTTCCAAGTGAGTGTCCTCGGTTCTCTTTCCCAAGATTTAAATAGATCTCGCAAAAACGCGTAAGGATCGAT